GAAACCTGGTGGGTATTTACGAATGTCTGTACCCGATTATCGATGCGACGTGTTGCGTGAACGATCTATGAAAGACGAATCGGGTTCGATTCTATTTGACGCGGGTGGAGGCGGAAGCTATGACGCGATAAACAATAAGGTTGTTGGCGGGGGGCATGTATGGTTCCCTCGTTATGAAACCGTGAAAGCGTTGATTGATAATACACCTTTCGAAAAATATACGTTTTATCATTACTATAACGAGGATAACGAACCAATCCTAAATGACATTGATTATTCCAAGGGTTATGTTTCTCGTACACCGGATCATGATAATCGTGTAAAACACCCGGATCGACCCATGTCGATTGTGGTTGATTGTTTTAAAGATTAAAACTGAATTTAATATATGGGTGACGTTATTCACTTCAAAGGTCGACAAGATGGACTTGGTAATCGAATAGAACGACAGTAAGAAGAAACACTAAATTAAATAGACACCTTCACGTGTTTAACATTTCTATTTTGTTGTTGATCGACAATATTGAATGATGGTAAGGTGTTCAATCCATCGGATTGGAGAAGAGACTCGAAATCGTCGTTTTGATGACGATTCTCGAAAGCTTTGCTTTGTGTATTACTGTATGATTCCAACCATTTAGAAAAAGTTCGTCGAATGGAATCGTTGTTCGGTTTCATGATAAATTGTTTAACAACATTACGATTTCCAAGTGTATTGGTTTCATTTTTTATAACGTAACCTTTATGTTTGGTTCTGTAAAATAATATGCGATCCTCCACACCCCATTCAAATATAACATTTGGAAACCCGTTCGAATTTTCAAAACACTTAGGATTAAACCCAGCGACTCCTCCTAATGATGAAGGATGACCGGATAAATACCTACAAACTTCTGTTTTTTTCATATATTCTTGAAACATTGGTTCTGTCGGAATGATATCAACGTCATTAAATACCACGTAATCGCTTTCTGGATCGCGTAACGTAAATCCAATGTTTAAAAGTAACCCTCGATTGAATGGTTTACCTTCGTCTTGTTCCACGATAAGCAATTCGTATGGTATTTGTGTTTTGTATAATTGTATTGTGCTCAAATAAGCAATGAGATGTTCTTTACGGTTTCTGTATGGAATTATAATTGTTATCATCTATAGCTATTAATTTTAAAATATAATTTAAAATATTTTTAAATGATTTTTATTAGTTTGATATTCATACAATATATATTGACCTTTAAATAAAGTAAATGAAAGTATTTGTTTCGACTTATCGTTCGTACATTATATACACGAACTCAAGATCATAACACGCGTTATAATACGGAACGAACTATTCCGTTTGTATGCGCTACATCATGGGATGAAGCGATTCTGGAATGTAAACGGTTGTTGGAAACAGGTGAAACACAAGTCGTTTCGACAAATGTTGGGAATGGATGAACGACATCGAAGAGGAGATTGTGAATAAGATCGAAGATGTTTGTGGTTCGAACGTTTATTTTTCCAAGTAAACTAATTGAAAAACAACAAGAAAAATCAAAACAAAACAAGAAATATCGAGATATCTCTTGTACGATTACACATATTCGTCGTTCTTAATCGTCAAACCAACAATCAATTTCAAACGGATCATCATTAATAGTGATAGTTTAAGTATGCGTTTATGAATGTAATTATATATGTTCTTATATGTAATATGTATTTACAAAGCGATGATATGCGAAATGAAGCGTTTAAGACATGTATTCGGTTCATAAACTATGAACTTGTATGCGGAGATATTTGTGAATTTGGTGTATATACTGGTCGTAGCCTTGCATTATTGTCATTTCACAATGATGATTATTTCAACAACGAAAATGTTATAAACAAACAATATATTCAACCCAGAATATGTTATGGGTTTGATAGTTGGGAAGGTCTGCCTGTTGATCGTGATAATCATCCTCGATGGATTAAAGGTTTATTCAAAACGAATCATTCATATCACCCAACCATCCAATCGAATAGTATTGTAACCCCTGATAATGTTGTCGATTATTTTATAACTGCAGGATTACAAATCCCTAAATTGATAAAAAGTGATTATGACAATTTAAAGTTACCTGAATCAATAAATTCGATTGCATTAGTTCATATTGATTGTGATTTGTATGAAAGTACAAAAAAAGTTTTGTATTTGATAAAGTCCAAATTGGTACAAGGTTCTATTATTATGTTTGATGATTGGCACAATTACAAATCACATTCTGGGAAGGGAGAACAAAGAGCGTATAATGAATTTTTACAAGAGAATCCAACAATTACATCGACAGATTTTTTAAGATACGCAACATTTTGCAAAGCATTTGTTATCACGTCCGTATGACAGATTCATATAAGACCACTAATGGTACAATATTATATTCAATATCGTACACATGTTTTTAGTTACATTTCAATTAATATATAATAATATATTGATTGAACTATAATGTGTGGTATCGTTTCATATATTTCAAAAAAACCCATAACACAAAAACGATTCATAGTCAAATGTATAAAAGGTGTTTTGTCTAGAGGATATGATTCGTTAGGAGTTATGACGAAACTAGGTGTTTCAAGAAATATTTTTAAAATAATATCTGATGTACACTATTTTGATAATCAATTCGAAGACCAAGAACATGATATGATGATAGGTCATACCAGATGGGCTACAAACGGAAATATTTCAATAAAAAATACACATCCGCATATAGATAAATCTTCAACGTTCGCCATCGTTCATAATGGTATCATCACTAATCATGAGTATCTTGTACACGAATATAGCATGCATAATCTTACGTCGGATACAGACACCGAGGTAATAGTACAACTTCTGGCTATAGAATACGAAAAATGTAATGATATCGAATCTGCTTTTCATAAAACATTATCTAAACTAGAAGGTACTTGGGCTATCATAGCGATACCATTGTTCATAGAATATCCTATGATGATGGTTCATTGTCACGACATGCCGTTAATAGTTTCGCATAGCGATGATATGATCGCATTTGCGTCTGAATGTAGTGGATTGCCTTTTTATGAAGGGACCTATTCAAGATTACCAAACAACAAGCCATATATCATAACACAAACCTCGAGTTTAGATCCGACATTAAAATACACGTATTTTACGAACAATGATGATATGGAAGATCGTCATCATACCATTAACGAAATAAAAGAACAGCCACGAGTTATACGTGAACTTAATCTTCCAATTCCACCAAATGAACGTTATAAACATTTGGTTATTATTGGATGCGGTTCTTCATTATTTGCTGCAAATATTGCTGTTTATAGAATCAGACAAGTAAAAGCATTTGTAACCGTTCAAATTATAGATGGGTCGAACTTTGATATACATGATTTACCGAATAACCATGATGTTTTGGTGTGTTTTGTATCCCAATCTGGAGAAACAAAAGAATTACTAAATATTGCGATACAACTCGACAATTTTACGAAATGGTGTGTGGTGAACAATCCGAATTCGTCGCTAGTGACTCTATGCGACAACTATTTTGACATGAATGTAGGTAAGGAGAATAGCGTTGCATCTACAAAGTCGGTAACATGTCAAATATTATATTTACAACATTTATTTGGGGTTCATTTAAATAAACAAGAATTATTATCCATATCAAATGATATAAGTTTGGTAATCATAGAATCTGAGAAATTTTGTTTGGATAAATTCCCAAATAATGTGTTCATACTGGGAAACAAGGCTCGATATGGTGTAGCGAAAGAGTTTGCTCTAAAACTAAAAGAATTGACTTACATACACGCAGAGGCATTTTCTAATAATGCGCTAAGACATGGACCATTTACATTGCTCACCTCCGATACCCTTTGTGTGATTATAGATGATTATTCTAGTGAAAATATCAAACATCAAATAGCTGCTAGAGAATGTCCTGTATTAACGATCCCTTATCATGAAAACCCAATAGTACAATTGATATATTGTCAGATATTGTGTTATCGTATAGCTGTAGAACAATGCAAACATAATCCTGACTTTCCAAAAAATATCGCTAAGGTTGTATCAGTTGATTAATATATACATTTGTTTAAACTATTCATATGTAATATTGTTTTTAATAACTCATTTATTGATTGTATCTTTTCTAAATAATTAGATTTATTATGAACGTTTTCGATAATGACGTGGTTGTTTCGTCCTATCTTACAAGTTACGAATATAATTTTTATCTTTAAAACCGATTTAGAGTGATTGGTCAGTATGGAAATTCGTCATTTTTTACGGGTAGCCCATATAGGCCAGTATGCATTTTCACCGGTTCCAAATCGTACGTGGCGCCCGTTTCTTGCCTCATACGTTTCGTCGGATAATACTATGCTACCAAATAGTTTGAGATACACACTTCCAATACTCTGATCATGACGATGTGCTTTAAACGAATTATCTTCATCAACTTTGTTTTCATCATCTTCAAATAGATAAGATGGTAACTCTGACAATGCTTTGACAACTTCCATTGAATGTTTGTTTTTCTGCAAAAATATGACAGTAGCCATGTACTGACCGCTATCTAATATAGTTGTATTTTGCGAAACATTAAAATATTCAAAGACTTTTTTAGCCGTCCAACATCTTTCCAAATGTTGCATTTGGAAAGATAATACTCCATAATCAGAATCATCGAGTAATTTAATATATTCAAAAAAGCGTTTTTTACCATGAATGTTAAATGAACAACCAGCATCTGCATAAACCAAGAAATCATTGTCATTTAATTTATTTAATTCTTGATAGATTACATGATACTTCCAAATCCAATAGCCACCACCCTTTTTCACACTCAACACATGCTTATGTTTGTTTTTAAAGGCGGTTGAAAGTGTTTCCGGAGTATAACCTTCAACATGATCAAAAACACCAAAATCTAAAGCCTCTTGAATAATACGTCTTCTTGACCTTTCGAATATTGAATTTGCATATGTAACAAAATGTATTTTCGGCATTATCGTTTATATACAATATTCATTTTTTACGTACAATACTCGGTTTATTTATTAACTGTTATACCAAATAAATGACAAAGGGTTTGCTTAGTGTACGATTTATAAATCATTGGGGATCAGGTATAGAATATTTGAAATATTACATTGAACATGGATTTAATGAGTTGGGTTATCGACTAAAAGAAGACAATTATTGTAAATTCCCTGATATTGTAGTTACATCCGTGATGGGAAATCCAGCATCTTTAAAACAATTTGATACAAAACGTACATTCATTATTGTTTTTACAGGTGAAAACACTACACCAGGAATGGTGTATAATCCATGGAAATATGAAAATATCATAAAGAACTATGATATAGGTGCATACTTAGGTTTTGATCGCGATGAAGGTCCGCGAAAATTTCGTGTTCCCTTATGGGTTATATCGTCTCAGTTACAAGATACCAACTCGCTTGCTAGAAGATTGATAAAATCAAATGATGTAGTACATGATCGTAAGTGTATTTCGGATAGAGATACATCCGTTGCAATTGTTTGTTCACATGGTCGCAATTTTCGTGAAGATTTTTATAATAAATGTTTGAATTCCAAAATAAATGTAAAATGTGCAGGTAAGTTCAAACACAATGATGGTAAATTAAGAGTTCTTGATAAATCGAGAACTCTGGAAAAAAATAATATAGGATCATCTAAAGTAGATTACTTATCCAATTTTGTATTCAACTTATGTTCCGAAAATTCCAACACAGAAGGATATTGTACCGAAAAACTGATGGATTGTGTGACATCCGGATGTATTCCTATTTACTGGGGTGACAATGAAAATGAGAAAATATTTAATCAAAATAGAATCATAAAGGTTGACACAAATAAGCTAAATTCTTTAGATGATGCTATTATGACAATTAAACATATGATAACTGACAAAGAACAGTTAAAGAACTTCTTTGAACAACCTGTATTCAGCAAAGATGCTCAAGTTTATGTAGATGAGTTTATATATAAATCAAGATTAGTTGCGGAATTATACGTCGACTTCGCCCATACACGAAATACATAGTAATTTTTACGGTTTTTATATGAAATATACGTTGTAACCTTATTGTATATTTCCGCATATTTTCGTTTATTTGCATCATTTCGATTTTAACATATTTCGTGACCAACTACAGAATTATACGTACAGTTTTTGTTGGACTAGTATCATTATATTTTCATTCAATATCGTAAAAATGTTTTATCAAAGAAGAATTTATATTATGATTTTCGTTATGAGAACGCACAGTGCGAACACAACATTGTTCGATATTCGTACTTAAAATTTTGATATTGTAATCTAAACTCTTTCCAAATTTCCAATCATATTTCATATGTTCATATGGGGTCGGTTTTATATTTAGATCTTTATACACCAGTCCAATAATGATATCATCTGCAAAATTCGATAATGTATAC